GATGCGATCAAAACTAAAACTAAAAATACATCTACTAACAATCAATTAGAAATTTTATTTATTAAGGACAATCATTATTACAATGTTCCTATTGATTTGCCTGACTTGATTATTACAACTGATACATCAAAAAATCCTGTATTTAAAAGAATTACATATAACAGTTCGTATAAGGATATATCTTTTGTGGAATCAGACATTTATTTTATACTTGTTGAATTTGTTGTTGGAGAGAAAACGTATAAAATTGATTTGAAAACAGATGAATATAACTACTATATGATTGGTAATGAATTTACAAAAAATTTTTTTATTTATTATATTAACAAACACTTATTATCAAAATATGAACAACATGACTTAGATAAGAATGACAAATACTCACTCAAAATTATAGATAATAATGTAATTAGTAATACGTTAGTCTTTACTGATAAAAATGAAAGCATTGAGTTAGATAAAGATAGTTATAAATTGAATATATATAAATCATTCTAATAATAAATATTAAATATATATTTTAAAACAATTTAAAAAAAAATTGAGATAATTAAATACGATATGTTATCCCAGCATACAGATACAATGGAAACAGCAACTTCGAGTTCAGAACAAGAATTTCATAAGTTGTCCGATAAGTGGACACTATGGGCACATTTACCGCATAATACTGATTGGAGTTTGAAGAGTTATATTCCTATTTCTACATTTACGACAGTTGAAGAAACTATTGCAGTTACTGAATCATTGCCGCCCCAGCTTGTAGAAAATTGTATGTTATTTATGATGAAGGAAGGGATTACTCCAATGTGGGAAGATAAGAAGAATAGAGATGGAGGTTGTTTCTCTTATAAAGTTTTGAATAAAAATGTTCCCAAAGCTTGGACTGATTTAACATATAGAATTGTTGGTGGTTCTATTAGTAATGGTACACCATTTGTTAATAGTGTTACTGGGATAACAATTTCGCCAAAGAAAAATTTCTGCATCATTAAGATTTGGATGACTAATTGTAATCATCAAAATCCTGCGGTAGTAGCTCCTGTGAAAGGCTTGCAATCTCAAGGATGTCTTTTTAAAAAACATACACCAGAGTTTTAAATAATTAAATTAATTTATATTATTAATTATGACAATAATATAAATACTTTTTTGTTATATTTTTATGAAATATCCTTATGTTATATTTTTTAGATATAATAAATATTCATACATTGACAATTTATTTATCGAAAATAATGATAAATTAAATTTCACAATTTTTTTAACAAATAACATCGAAGTGTTAAATAATTTATATAATTCTAATTATCAAATACTTATAACCTTTGGAAATGATATTTCTGAATATAATACTTTCTTATCAAAAAATCCTAAAAGAATTAAAAATAAATGGATACATATAAATGAAATTAATAATATTGATGATTTAAATAATCTAATCAATATGTTTTTTATTGAACAATGTAGTTTAAATAGACAAGAAATAAGACCTATATTTTCAATTTTTACTACAACATATAATTCATATCATAAAATTAAACGTGCATACAATAGTTTAATATCTCAAACTTTCAAAGATTGGGAATTTGTAGTAGTAGACGATTCTCCTGATGATAATCACTTCATTTTTTTAAAAGAATTAATGAATCACGACTCTCGTGTAAGACTTTTTAGAAGGAATGAAAATTGTGGAAATATTGGAAATGTTAAAAATGAGGCAATATCACTAACAAGAGGTAAATATGTTATAGAATTAGACCATGACGATGAATTGATGCCTTATGTTTTACATGATTCATTTAAAGTTTTTGAGGAAAACCCTGAAATTGGATTTATATATATGGACTGTGCATTTATTTATGAAAACGGACAGAATTTTCAATATGGCGACTTTATATGCAAAGGTTATGGAAGCCATTATCTACAAAAATACAACGATAAATGGTTATATGTATATAATACCCCAAATATTAATAATATCACATTAAGTCATTTAGTTTGTTGCCCAAATCATCCTAGAATTTGGAGAAAAAATATTCTTACTGAAATTGGTAATTACTGTGAACTTTTACCAATTTGCGACGACTATGAAATACTCTTAAGAACAGCTTTAAATACTATTATTGCGAAAATACATAAATTAGGATATATACAATATATGAATAATGACAATAATAACTTTTCACTAATTAGAAATAATGAAATTAATAGAATTGGACCATCTTTTATATTTCCATTTTATTTTAATAAATTTAAAATTAATGAGTATATGCAAAAAATTAATGCTTATGAAGATGAAAGTTATATTTATAATTATAGCAAAATTTGGGAACGCGATGATACATATGTTCATAAATATTGTAATAGCATAGTTAATTGCGACTATAATAAACAATATTGTATTCTCGGTTTTGATAGTTTTTTATTTAACAAAGATTACATTATAAATATGGCTTTAAACAATAAAAATGATTTTATTATTATTGATTTTAATTGCGATTTTGATTATTTAAAGTTTTTAGCTGAGATATATAAAATTACTAATTTTAAATTATACCATTTAACATATCCTTCTTATGAAGCAGCATTAAAATATTTTCATTTGCAATATAAGTCTTGTAAGAATTTTGAAATTGTTAGTAATTATAAGCAATGTTTTAAATTTAATACAAATTTGAATAATAGATATGAGGTTATTAATTTTGTATCTTCAAGTGATAATAATTACTTACAAATTGGAATTGATGACATTGAAACATTTGAAAATACACATTTTATTAATAAAAAAGGCATTCACGAATTAAATTGTTATGATAACAAACATATTATAGTTTCTAATTCTAATGATTACTTTAAAAATTATTCTCATTTGTATGATATTATATTTATAGATGGACTCCATCATTGTCAACAAATAATAACCGATTTTAACAATTCTATTAATAATCTAAATAAAAATGGCACTATTATACTAGATGATATTATACCATTTCATCATGACGAACAAATGAAAATGCCTATATCTTATACATATACAAATAATTCACTTATATCAAATGTTCCATGGACTGGAGAGGTTTGGAAAGTTGCTTATTATATACTATCCAAATTCAAAACTTGTATAAGCTTCTCAATTTTTCATAATATCAATTATAGAGGCATAGGTTGTTTTAAAATAAATGATAAGTTTTTGATTCAAGAAACAGAACTTGAATTAATACAGAATTATAGTTATGATAACGATTTTGAAAATTATATAAAAATTTTGCTATCTATCATCGAATAATTTTTTCAATAATTTATTTTAAAATTATTCAAACTTATATACATTCTTGGCAAGTTTAATTGGTTTTTTTGTAAAGATAGGTTTATTGCTTTCATTATCTAAGAATATATTTATATTATTTTTTTTTGTTTCTAGGTTTGAAATATTTAATAGTGGTTTTTTAATTTCTATTTTTTTATTATCAAAAAAATCCATATGTAATAATTTATAATATTATTTTAAGTTATTATATATTTATTCTATTTTTCAGTGGAAAAGAAAAAAACCTGAAATAATCTACCATTTTCTTTAGAATCTCCAAAATAATCCATTGACATATGAAACCTTTTTGAATTAAATAATACTAAACGATTAAATACATTTCCAATACTATCAACTGTTTCCCATTTTGTTAGGTCTTGACAAAAATTATTAATTTCTTCTTTATTTTCCATAATATTCATATCTCTTTCACACATTGTTCCATCATAATATTTATAAAATCTTGTTCCTGATTTCAATGGAGCATTTGGACTTAAAAAAAGAACGCCAGCCCAGTTATTGTAACTGTCAATGTGAACCCATGATCTATCTCTACTTGTTGTATATTGAAAAGAACCATTGTATATATCTTTATTATTATTTTCATTTTCTTCTGGAATAGGAAAATCTGTTATTTTACCACCAAACGGTTCAATATACGTTTGCAGCACATTTTTTATAGATTTATTTGCATAAGAAATTGTTCTCTTGCCAGGATAATTTCCTTTTACAGTAAAATCTTGCTTTAATATGTAATCCCTCACTTCATAAGGATTTTTGTAAAAATTATCTATAACAATTAACTCGCAAGATGGTTCTCTTGTTTGAATATCTAATAAAATTTTATCGGTAATATTCATTATATATTTTTATAAATTATATTTAAATTTATTTAATTATACGATATATTCATATTCTATACCACCACCACCACCACCACCTCCACCACCTCCACCACCTCCACCACCTCCACCACTATAATATGTTGGGTCTTGAGACGCTGTTAAATATGGTATATATATTAAAGAACCGTTTAACATACAAGTTAAGTAATTTGTAACAGAAACTGGCTGGTCTGCATAAAAATTTACTAAACTTGTATTATAATTCGGTGTAACTGTTTGTGTATTTCTAAAATGAACAAATCGTGTCATTAGTGATATAAAGTTTACACCAACCAAATCTAATTGTCCGCTACTTGAATTAATTCTAGGTATATCATCAGATATTATACCAGCAGGACCTTGAGCACCTTGAGCTCCCTGAGCACCATTTGCACCATTAGTACCATTTGCACCAGCAGGTCCTTGAGCACCTTGAGCTCCTTGAGCTCCCTGAGCACCATTTGCACCATTAGTACCATTTGCACCATTAGTACCATTTGCACCAGCAGGACCTTGAGCACCTTGAGCACCTTGAGCTCCATTAGCACCATTTGCACCATTAGTACCATTTGCACCAGCAGGACCTTGAGCACCTTGAGCACCTTGAGCTCCATTAGCACCATTAGTACCATTTGCACCAGCAGGACCTTGAGCACCTTGAGCTCCCTGAGCACCATTTGCACCATTAGTACCATTTGCACCAGCAGGACCTTGAGCACCTTGAGCTCCCTGAGCACCATTTGCACCATTAGTACCATTTGCACCAGCAGGTCCTTGAGCACCTTGAGCTCCCTGAGCACCATT